TCAGACCTATCGAGTGACGACTGGGCGGCACATCCGAATAACGGAGAGCTGCCGAAGCGTCTATATGGATCACACTCATTGAAGGCTTGGGGTTTGCGTCTCACGCACTTCAAAGATGACTTTGATGGTGGCGACTGGATGTCATGGTCGCAAGAGATGCAGTACTATTGTGAGCAGGACGTGGAAGTGACAGTGTCACTTTACAACTACCTGAACGTCTCGACCTACAGTCCAACCGCAATTAATCTTGAACATGACTTAGCGGTCATTTGTGAAGAGATTGGTGGTAATGGATGGACGTTTGATCAGAAGGCTGCGGGTAATCTTTATGCCGCCCTTGCGACTGAACGCGCCGCCTTGGAGGATGAGCTACAAGAGCTGTTCGAACCTTGGGAAGTCCATGAGACTTTCATACCAAAGGTCAACAACAGTAAGCTTGGCTACACCAAAGGTGAGCCATTCATTAAGACTAAGGTCATCACGTTCAATCCAGCCAGCCGCCGCCACATCCAAAGGTGTCTGGTAGAGAAGTACAAGTGGAAACCGAAAGAATGGACACCGGATGGATCAGCCAAGATTGACGAAACAGTCCTATCTAAATTGTCTTATCCGGAAGCCGGTAAGCTTGCTCGGATGTTCCTACTTAACAAGCGGATCGGGCAGTTGGCAGAGGGTAAGGCTTCATGGTTAAAGTCATACTCGTCAGAAGACGGTAAGCTTCGCCATCGTATCCTGAGCAACGGAACGATGACAGGTAGGGCTACTCACCGGTCACCTAACTTGGCTCAAGTCCCTAACCTGTCGGCTTTGTATGGCCGTGAGTGCCGAGAGCTATTTACTGTGCCCGACGGTTACACGCTGGTTGGCTCTGACTTATCTGGGCTAGAGCTGCGCTGTCTTGCTCACTATATGGACGACGCTGACTACACTGCTCAGATCCTTGACGGAGACATCCACACTTACAATCAGAAGGCCGCTGGGCTTCCAACACGTGATGCCGCAAAGACCTACATTTATGCTGCACTTTACGGTGCTGGATCTAAGCGACTTGGTGAGATCGTCGGTGGCGGTGCGAAGGAAGGTACGCAGCTCAAGAAGAACTTTGAGATTGCAGTGCCAGCCTATCGCCAACTTGCTAACGCGGTGCAGAACCGAGTGGCCGACCGTGGTCACCTGATTGGTTTAGACGGACGTCGTCTGCCGATCCGGTCAGCTCACGCCGCTCTCAATACTCTTCTGCAATCTGCCGGTGCGATCATCTGCAAGCAGTGGGTCTCACTTACCTATCACAAACTGAAAAACGACTTGGGCAGCAACGCTTACATGATGGCGTGGGTTCATGACGAGGTTCAGATCGCAGTCAAGAAAGGACACGAAAAGCATGCCGGTGATATCACTCGAAGAATGGCGGAAGAAGCAGGAAAAGCTTTCAAAGTCGAAGTCCCCATCGCCGCAGAGTATAGCGTGGGAAGAACTTGGGCTGACACCCACTGATGGTTGGGACGACTACGAAGCCCAGATCGAGCATCTCGTTGCGATGTGGGTAGTCCTCGACCGGTGTTGGCGCAATTCACCTTCAGTCAAATCAAACTTTGCCAGAGAGGGCGCAGTACACATGGCTGTCTGCGCTTCCGAAGGTTTAATCAGCACATGCCTTGGCAGAGACACTTGGGGAACTCAGTGGCTCATCACAGAAGACGGTATGGAAATTAAGGAGCAGATAGATGAAACACTCAGACAAATCGCCAGCGGCGTCCAGCCAGACGACATCGACCCAACCACTCCTGTTAATTGATGGAGACTTGTTTCTCTACCGAGTAGCTGCCGCTGCCGAGCAGGAGACAGACTGGGGTGATGATGTGTGGTCGCTGAGTAGCGATCTCAAACAAGCCAAGAAGGGCTTTCAAAACATCCTTGATGACATCTGTACTGAGCTTGGATCGTTTAATTTTATTGTCTGCTTGAGTGACAGTAAAAACTTCAGGCACAGCGTGGCTTCCTTTTACAAGAGCGGTCGTAAGAAGACCCGCAAGCCTGTGGGTTACAAGGCTTTGGTGGAGTGGTGTGTCGAGACTTACCGAACAACCAAACGTCCTGAGCTGGAGGCTGACGATTGTATGGGAATTATCGCGACCATGCCGACCAATAAGGACAGTTGGATCGTGAGCGATGACAAGGACATGAAGACCATTCCATGCCGCCTTTACCGGCCACAAGGCCGAGAGCGGCTTTACATCGATAATGATGAAGCTGATCGCCACTTTCTGATGCAGTGCCTGACCGGCGATCCCACCGATGGATACAAAGGTTTGGTGGGTGTTGGAGACAAAAGAGCTGCCGCCATCTTGGGTGTCCGGCCTTGCTGGGAGCTAGTAGAAGCTGCCTACCTTAAGGCAGGTCACACTTACGAAGACGCCCTGCAACAAGCACGTCTCGCCCGGATTTTACGCTGGTCAGAATGGGACACGGACAACCAAAAAGTAAAGCTGTGGTGTCCTGAAGGAAAGGAAGAGAATGATGCGGGAAACTTACGAGAAGACCATGAAGCGTCTGACGAGGGAGAACAAGAAGATGCCCAAAGCAAAACCTGACGAGGTAGTTGAGCCAGTCCACTACGCACGTTGGCCGATCGAACCTGTCACCATGATCATGACCAACGAGCTAGAGTTCTGGCGCGGAAATATTATCAAGTATGTGACACGTGCAGGTTACAAGAAAGGCTCTTACGAGACCCTGCGTGAGGCACAGATAGCTGACTTGCTAAAGGCTCGTCGGTATATCGACATGCGTATCAATCAACTGGAGGGTCGAGACATTGTTGCGGAATGACCGAAGGTTTCATACGGCAATGCGGCAGGATCAGTTCGATCACCTGTGTGCCATTGCACGTCAAAAGATAAGTGAAGACGTCACAGATAAGACTTCAGTCAACAGTTTGATAGTAGAGGCTATCGATCTGTTCTTGTCTTGCTACGACGAAGCTGAGAAGCAGAAGGGGCGATCCGATGTACACTCAAAAAGCAAAGGCGGTGGAAGTGGAGCTGATAGTGACACGCAAGTACAGGACAACAATGACGGTGCGTTCTACCGATATGGATGACATGACCAGCAGTGAGCTTATCGCTGAATACTTCGACCTAGACGGGGCTGAACTGGAGCATGACACCGACGAGGATGCGGTAGAGATAGACGATTACCAATACACGATGGATGACTGGTAGGCGAGATAAAGAGGCAAAATGCCGATATTGCATTCTTTCGTGAAGGATTGTTACCTTTTCTCCTTCAAACCAAGAGGGGGAATAATTATGAGCAGAATTACCGGTAAACAGCCAATTACTAAACAAGAGAGGTTAGCCTACCGGACAGCTGCTCGTATCTTTTTAGATATTACTGAGCTTGTGTCAGGAGACCTGAGCAGCAACGTCGGCTGTGCTTTTGTCGGTGCATACGTTTATATGATGGATATGCCTGTCTCGATCTACAATATCAGCAAGACACCATTCTGTGGAAGCTACCGCACGGCCAGACGGCACGTCGATCGAATGGAAGCTATCGGTGCGCTTTCGTATAATGAAGATGGCTTAGTTGTCTGCACGGCAAAAGGAAGGCAAAACAGCGAATGGTTCTTTAAGCAGATATTTGAGATGCAAACCAAGGTTGATTCCATGATGCTAAAGAACGAAGAGGCGGCTGAATGACTGTTTGATAAGTATCGGGAGAGGCTACACCGAAGTCTCCACTAAATGAGGAGTGCTTTCAGCTCTCACGTAGTCTCTCCCTACTGCTAATATTATGATAAATCACACAGAAAACAAGTGGAACATAAGAGCAACAGGTTTTGTGTCTACCCTTTGGTGATGTACATGGGTTGCGACCGGCGTCACAGTGGTTAGCCGCTGACGACTACCGACTACCGACCCACACCGCTGATGTCTAAGAGGCTGCGCTGCGGTCTACCAATGTAGCTGCGGTGGCTTACGCGTCTTAGTATACCCGAGGGCTACCTAGGACTGCTGACCCATACTAAAGAGCACCTAAGTGCTAACCTATACTGCGGTCTCTATAGAGAGGCTATGAGCTGCGGTCACTGCGGTTGACTGCGCTATGCCTAGATGACTGCGGTTGGCTTGTGTGGACTTGTGTGTGGCTTCACGTCCCTATTCTTAACAAAGATATATGACCTAATCCCAACAAGTTTCTGATCGAGACTGAAGATCACTAAGGTCGGCAGCGGATATCGTATCCGTTGACAACTGAAGAGGCTGAGAGTGGCAGAAGTCTGCGGTTGCTGGGACTCCAGCCGCCGAAGTGACCCCACCGGCCAACGACAAATGTCCATTTCGCAAAAGCCGCTAAAGGCTCGTTGTTATTGTTGTTGTTAGACCTTCAGTAGCAGAAGTCCACCCCACAAAACCAAGAGAGAGAGACCTTATGCTCCGGCGTATGACTTACACCAACGAACTCAACTATGGATACTTTAATGTCCTACCGGCGGTAGAGCTGAGGCTAAACCGTGGACGCATACTGATGATCGGCTTCAGCTGGCTTTGGTTTGCACTGCGGTGGGATCTCAACAGTTAACACAAGAGGAACATACGATGGCTCTAGAGAGTGGTACGTATATCAATAGTCTGGACGCCAACAATCCAGCCACGACTGATGGTCTGTCTCAAGCTGACGATCATATGCGTCTGATCAAAAGTACTGTTAAGTCTACCTTCCCTAACATGAGCGGCGCGGTAACACTGTCGCACACCGAAGTGAACGCTTTGCAGACCCGTATGGCCTCTATCGAAGGCACAGGCCAGTATGCCCCCGCCATCTTTGTGAACACAGGTACACCCGCCCTGAAGAGCACCATCACAGCTGCTGAAGTGCGCTCCTTGATTGGTCTGGATACTGCTGATAGCCCCACCTTCAGCGCACCTACAGTAACCACGCTCAACGCCGGTACTATCGACTTAGGCGACTGGACAATAACTGAGGTCAGTGGAGTTCTGAAGTTTGCTTACCAAGGTAATCAGGTGGTCTCAGTCTCATCCAACGGCACAATTACGGCTGAAGGTAACATCACGGCATACGGGAGTGCTTAACTATGGCTTTACTCCCCATCCGCGACCTCGGCACTGTAGGTGTACTGACAGACATCAGTAATCACAACCTGCCTAGCAATGCCTTCACAATGGGCGTGAACGTCCGTTTTGACGAAGGTATGGTAAGTAGGTCTCCTGTCTTTCGCCGTATTGAAGACGGTCTGGGGGTTGACCCACGCTTCGTCTTCGGTGTGCAGCCCGACACAGGTTTTGACAGTGTTCTGATATGCACTGACACTTACGTCGTTAAGGAGTTTGCCAATGGTACTGTTTCCGACCGATCAGGAGCCATCGCCGCAACGCTATCGCTTAATTCGCCTTTTACCGGTACTTCGCTGGCTGATGTCACTTACATTAACCGCGCTGACCGTGTCCCTGTTTTCCGCCTTAATAGCAGCACCGGAAACTTTGCTGATCTGACGAACTGGGACGCCAACTGGCGAGCCGGTTCTCTTCGCAGCTTTGGTGACCAGCTGGTAGCTTTGAATATCACTGAAAGTGGTACTCAATTTCCTACCCGTGTGCGCTTTAGTAACATCACCTCAGCCAACGCTATACCTGACAGCTGGGACGCTTCTGACCCGACAAAGTCTTCTGGATTTAACGACCT